ATTACTTCGTTGATTTGAAATTAAGATATTGTCGCCTTGTAAAACTCCCTGCACATTAACCGTTGTATTTGTTTCTGTTGCTCCCAGGCCTGTTAATGGCTGGTAACTTCTTGAGCTTATTGAATAGCCACCACTCGAACCTCCTCCGCCTGTAGGCCCGGAAGAAACAGCTCCTTTAATTGCTCCACCAATAGCAACTAATGCCGCTCCCGCTGCAATCGCCGCAACTGCCGAGGCTGGATTAGTAAAAGCAGATTTTAACAACTCTTGAAATTTTAATGCTCCTGCCCCAAACACAATTAACATCTTTCCTATTTGAGACATAAAATTTGCTAATATCCTTAGAATGTTGCTGCCAAAATTTTCTGGAAACTCTCCTGTCGCTAATAGTGTTCCAACTGCCTCTCCAAATTGTCCAACTACTTCCGTTCCAAAATCAAGAACTAAACTTGATAAATTAGAAACAAAATTCTGCCAATCTGCCTCTTGCTCTGAAAGAAGTTCCCTGACTTTTTCATTGTTCCTTTCCATAAAAGAAGTCATATCAGCAAGTCCACCAACATCAACCATTCCGCTGCCGATTGTTGGAGTATCACCCCTTGACTGAATCGGAGAAGTGTCACCGGTCGGTTCTCGAGAATAACTCTCTTTTAAACTTGTTAACCTTTCAAGTAAATCTTCTGCTGCCTTTATTTGCCTTAGTGTTCTTTGAATTTCAGATTCCTGGCTTATTCCATAGTCATCAATAGAATTTTTTAAATCTTGGATTTCTGTTTTTAGTTTTGATATTGTTTTTATTTCTTCTTTGTCAGAATCATTTTTATCTGCTGCACCTTCTTTTGCAACGCGATACATCTCGTCATATTCGTCGATAACTTTAGCTGCGATGGCTTGCTGTTCGGCAAGTTTCTCGGAGCTTTTATTTAATCCAAATATCCAATCAATAATAAATTTCCCTGTAACTATTTCCCCTGCTTTTGACATTTTATTTAGTGCCCATGTAACAGCGTTAATGAATCCAGGTAACCTGTCCATGTCTTCACTTAATCTTTCTATTGATGCTGCAAACTGATCTGATTGTACTATTGTTTTCCCTATTTCTTCTCTAACATCACCCCATTTATTTTGCAATTGAATTAATGCTCCTGTTCCCGTTTTTGCTGCTGCTTCTGCCTGACCACCAAAAGCATTATTTAATCCTTTCTGCAAACTGGTTAATCTTTCAACTGAACCGACTGCTCCTTCAACTTCAATACCATACCTTGATAATGCGTTTGTTGAACTCCCTAATGTCTTACTGACCAAATCAGCGGCTGCACTTAATTGCATTCCTTTTGCTGCAGCCAAATCCTGAACGAGTGGAATAATGGATTTAATTTGTGCCTCCTCTTTTACAAAAGCAGCTATTAACGCTTGCGCACGGATAGTTTCTTCGTCTCCGAATAATGTCGTTTTTTGTAGTTGTTGTGCTTGCTGGATTAGACTTCTTTGAGCATCTTCACGTCCTTTTAAGGCTGTTAACAACTGTTGTTCTGCTTGTGCCTGAATATTATACAGCCTGATTGATTCTTTTGCAAAGTTGGTAATTGCACGAACAGCAAATGCCCCGGCAATGATGCCACCAACTTTCTTCATTGCCGCCCCAAACTTATTAGTCCTCTTTTCGGCGCCATCAATACCCCGTTTAAATTCTGAATCCTTTAAACCGAGTTTTACAAATAAGTTTGCAAGCATTCCCATAATCAGTTCCTCATTATTTTGTGAAAATATTCAATCGCCCTCTTATTTCTTGCATATAACTCATCCGCTGTCATTTCACTTCCTTCACTATCTATCATCAGCGGCCAAAGTTGCTGCATCGTCTTTTTTTCTTTACTCCATAACCTAACCATCGCATAGTAAACATTCCTGAAATTTGCAGCCTCATAACTTTGTGTTAACTGGTACCCGTCAATTATTCCAATCGTTTCTCCTCTTGTTAACTGCCAGTAATCATTTGGATTTACTTTACATTCTCCAATTATATAAGCATAAACTTCTGAATCAGTTAATTCCTTACCGCTTTTTTTTTACCTGGAATATTCTTTACTCCAAAAGTTTCCGAATGTTCCCAAACCTTTATAATTTTTTGCAGTTCTTCTTTTGTAATTTTTGAAATACCATCCATAAACCTTTTTTTGCTGATTGAGCTTTCTTTTTCCCAAAGGCAAAAACTTTGATGAGCGGCAAATAACTGTTCAATCATTAACTCATTTGCAGACTTTTTTTCAATCCATTGTTTTAACTCTGAACTATCTTTTAATCCCAAATTCTCCTTTAAAAGAAAAACAGCCATGTTGTCAAAAGAAAAACCTACATTCTTTTTTAGGTCTATATAAAAAAGCCCTACCCTAACAGGATAAGGCAATTTTACTTTTACTCTGTTTAATTTATGCGACATATACAACTACTGTTTTACTTTTAGGTGAAATCGCCAACCCTTCCGGGCTGCTTACATCTACCGTTATCGTTTCTCCATTATCAACCGTTATTGAAGAAATGGCTAACGTCCTCGATACCCCGGTTCCGGCTAATACTCCTTTTGTTGCCCCGGTTACAGTTATATTCCCGGCAACTAACCCAACCGGGTCTGCGCTAAATGTAAGCGTTAACAAATCAGTCGTTTCAGATTCACTTGCTCCATCGGCAGTTAACGTGCTAAATGTTATAGCAGTATTAACATCAATATCCGGCGTTCCATCGACCTGTAAATCCATGCTAAAAGTTAATGGAGCATTGTCAGGATTTTCTTGTGATATATTTGTTAAAACTGCTGATCCAGTTATTATAACATAACCTCCAGATGCTTCCCCAGCCTCACTGTCTTCATAATGGGTCATCCAAAAATCAACTTTTGTTCCAGCAGTTTGAGCTGTCATAGCAGTATCAAAACCTATCTTTGTTGAATCAGGATCAGTACTTCCAATCGAACTAACCGAAATTGTACGGTTAATTCTTCCATATTCCACATTCGTATCCCGGCCAGATAGCTTATTACTTACATCAATTGCATCACTGGAAGAAGTAAAGGCAGATGAAGTTTCACCGATTAACGGTATGCCGTCAAGTTTCAGGAAAACAAATGTTCCTATTTTGCTCATAGCTTTTTATTAATCGTTAACGCCTACTGTTACCGTTCCATCAATTTGCAAATCCATGCTAAACGTATTCGCTGCATTATCCCCAGCTTCAAAGTTCACATTCGTAATAACTCCACATTCTGTTCCTTCAATTTTTATTGCACCACTTACCGGAGTGGCGGCAGTTTTATCGGAAAATTCCGTGATTATAAAACTTACCTTCGTCCCTGCCGACTGTGCATCTAACGCAGATTTTAACCCGTAGCCGCTTGCGGAATTATCTGTACTGGCAATTCCTGAAACTGAAATTGTCCTGTTCATCCGGCCATACTCAACATTAGTATCCCGTCCAGAAACCTTACTGCTTACATCAATTGCATCAGACGCGCTCGCAAATGAAACAGAAGTTTCCCCAACAAGCTCATCAGTACCAATTTTTAAAAAAACCAAACTTCCAATTTTACTCATGACATTTAATTTTTATCTTCAACTTTTATTAAAATTCTTATCAATCCAATATCTAATATTCCTGTGTCAGTCATTATTTCTGTTTCGCTGTTGCTTATTAATGTCGTTTCCATTACTTCAAAATCATCTGCCAAACTTAATGAAGCATCATTTTTTACTATTGCTAAAACGCTGTTTACCGTATTCCACAAACTAACCTTTGAATCCAAATCTTTATAAACAACCTGAATTAAAATATCGTAGTTGTAAAAAAAACTATTCTTCGGCCCGTTCTCATCCTGATAAATTTCTGAAATATGGATATAAGGATAAGCCGTATCTTTCGGGACTTTCGTATAAACAGTAACTCCAACCTCTGACAAGGCTGTAATTAATGCCGATACTATCTGCTTTCTTGCATCCCTCATGATTTAAATCCTAAAAGTTTCTGACTTATATCTCTGCCCATCTGATTAGCATCCGAATGTTTCACTCCCCAATACAAAAATGAATCATAGATAAATTCTATCTTTTCGGCATATTCAACATTTGTTCCTACTGCTGCCTCATCCTCTTTTAATTGAATTTCAAGTTTGTTATTATATTGTTTCCCGTTAGCAGTATAAGTACCTTCGTTTTTCCCTGACTTTTCCTTTACATATATGGAATTTCTCAATCTACCTGTTACGATATGACCATCTGATTTAAGTTTATTTTTTGCAAGCGTTTGAGCATTGGTGAGGAATTTAATCATTGCTTCGTATGTCCACTCAACAACAACAGTTTCCATTCTCCCAATCTTTCTTTGAAAGTCTCTGTAACTCCTTTCCTCTATTTTAATCGTTGCACTCATCGTCTTTCACTCGCTATTACTTCAACTTCTCTGTCGTCTTCATTAACATTCAACACTTGATTAATTCTAAAAGTCCGGCTATCATATTCAAGGTCTTCTGTTCTTGCTAACAAAGAACCTTTTCCATAATGAAACCGAAACAAATAAGCGGCTGTCCCTTCCGGTAATCCATACAACAATGTTTCCTTCATTGATATTTGTTTAGCCTGACACCATGTTTCAACTTGCGCTCCCGCTTTTACCGTTTTCCCGCCGTAGCCATCACTAACCGAAGTTGAAGCCTTCCTATACTTTATCCTTTTATTTAATTTCCCGATATTCATTGCACACAATATTGAGCCAGATTCGCGTAACTGTTTTCAGAAAGTTCAGCAATAGCACCCTCAAATGTATTTCCTCTGTTTACATATTTTTCAGCAAGTAACCGCAGAATCTCTAACTTAATCCCTTCTGGACAGTTTCCTGTGGTTGTATATTTTACATATATTCCGTAATCTTCTGCACCGTCCATTATATTTGTACTGTTCGGTTTAATCAAAAATTGAGTTAACCCGGTTTTTATATATGAAGTCGAAACTGAACCATTCAGTTTTAATTCTTCAATCTCATCATGCTCAGGAAATGGGAGAAGAATCTCCTCATCAATTTCTTCATCAAAATATTCAATCGTTTTTGAGACCAAAGATAGTCCCGTAAATTTTTCAATTTGTTGCCTCACCATTTTGATTAACGAAGTTATCAAAGTATCTTCTGTTGTGAAATCAACTTTTAGATAACTTTTAACCTCTGTCAGGCTAACTGGCTCCGCACCTTCGTTTGAATGTTTCAATTGCATCGCTTACTTTTTTTTTCTTGTTTTCAATCCCGGTTCAACCTTTGTTTTTTTATCAGTCTCCGGATCAACCTTTTCAGCATAGCCTTTTCTTAAAGCAAACTCATATCTCATCTCATCAACTTCAATGACCTCACCTTTCTCTTTGTTCCAAAGTCTTTTTTTTAACTTAATTTTCATAATTCAAATTTTTAAAGCGGGAGCATAACGCCCCCGCCTTGAAATTTACTTATAAATGTATTTAGCGGTAATTAATGTGCTATCACTCGCCTCTCCCACGCCCTTTATTCTATATTTATAAAACGGCGTGTCTTTAATTATCCACGTGATATTTGCATTGTCTGTAATCGTTAAACTATCTGTTATTCCAGTCGTTGCATAACCGTAAAGAATACCAGGAGCCAGCCCGACAAAAGCACTATCATTCAATCCCTGTGTAAATGGTACCCAATCTATTCCATCAACGGATGCCTCAAGTGATAATGTCCCGGCAGATGTTCCTCCAATATTATCACAAGCGGCCTGAATCGTCAGGTAATCCCATGAATAATTGAAGGTTTCAGTCTCGAAATAAACTGTTTCC